ACAAGCAAAGGGATCGTCCGTATAAAAGCCTTACAGTTTGAGAAAATGTACATCATGGGGATGCCGTTATCATCAAATGCCAAACGATAATGCACTTGCATCCACCCGGCGATGCGCTCGTGATCTCCCTTGTCAAAGTAAATTTGATGCTGCGCAGCTACATCAGCTACGCTCTCCCCGCTCTCTGCGTTCCAGATAGCCGGATCTGCTACGCCGAAGATCCGCCTGCCCTTGAGCCATGGGTGCTGGGTCTCGATTTCCCGGATACGCTTAAATTGCTCCTGTGGGGTCCATTTCACGCCTTCGTTCGGCGTCTGCGTGCATCCGTACAGCTCAAGGATGCGGTACAGCCTCCCGTCGTAGTCCACAGCCCACCACGCGCAGGAGAAAGGTTTGCTGTAACCGAAGTCGTAGCTCCTGCAGATTGTCCACCCTATCGGGATATCGAAGGGCTCGATCACATGCGTCCACTGCCTGTCCTCGTAGTGCTCCGGATCATCCCGGAATTCCTCAAAGACCTGACCGCTGAAGACATCCCATTCACCGTCCAGCCATGCCTTCCGTAGCTTCGGAGGGAGCGCTTCCAGACTCTTGATGTATCCCGGATCTCTCTTCATGAGGACTGTGTTGTCGGTCAGCTTCGCCTGCGTGAAGCTGTAGTCTTCCGGGTACTCGCCGGGCAAATACTTCTTGTCGATGAAGATCCGCTTGATGTACTGGTGCCCCACGCCTCCGGGGTTGCAGGTGAGATAGATGCGTTTGGGATGGTCATTTGCGCCTCTGCAGCACGAGTAAATCATTTTCAGCTCTTCCTCTGTCCACTGCGTCGCCTCGTCTATAAAAATGACGTCCCACTCGATACCCTGCGTCTTGATGACCAGCTCATCCGTGCGCTGCGCAAATACAAATTCGATCACGGAGCCGGTGTTGAACGTCAGGCGCTTCTCCTGCTTGGAGTACTTCGCCACCTTTGCGCCCACAAGCTCCCCCACGAGGGTACGGATGTGGTTCTTTTCGAGGTCAGGGTACTTCCGCCGGAAAATGGCGATCTTGATCCCCTTGTGCTTAAAGGCCAAGAGCTTCGCCTTCGTCTGGATGGACCAGCTCTTGCCTCCGCCTCTTGCGCCTCCGTAGCCTACGATCTTGTGATGATCGAGAAGAAATTTCTTCTGCTTTTCGGAAGGCCTGCCAATGATGAGCTCAGTCTGCATACTCGTCACCGTCTTCGTACCGGATCACGATCTCTGTGCTCTGTGCAGCTTCCGGAGTGCAGCCGTAGTACTCTGCCAGCTTCTGGAGCGCCGCCTGCACATCGCTGACTCTTCGGGTCTTCTTCTTGATCCCCCATGATCCATCTGCGCATCTGCCTTCTTCGATGTCTGTCAGCTCTCCGCTTGCGATCTCCTTGAGCTTCCCGATGATAAAGGCACGCATAGAGGCAGCATCATCTGCCGTTTTCTCGATGACCTTGCCCTGAATTTCGTCATACCTTGCCCTTATATTGCCCTGCTGAAAGAGCCTGCACGCCTTCTGGGTGACCGTTTTCTCTTTCATCTTTGACGTGTCATATGCGGCCCGATATGCTGCGGATTGATTCCCTCCGTTCCTTATGAGCTCTTGTACAAATTTTTCCTGCTTTGCTGTAAGCATAGTCTCCTTGCCCTATAACCTATATTTTGGCAAGGAAAAGGCCCACTTTATAGGGCACCCTCTGTGATACAAAAGGAAAAGAGGACCGGGGAAATCCCGATCCTCTTTTTTACATCCTCATCTTCTTTCGATACTTTGCCTGGGCTCTCTCTTCCATGCCTTTTCGGTCTCTATCGATCCCGTCCTCGCTCTCAGCAATTGCTCGGTACACGACGCAGTTCCAGAAGCAGCCCTTGCAGAAGTCCTTCTTGTATACCCGTTTCACCTCTGCGTTTTTAAAGTTGATTGTGGTGTGAGTGGCATCGTCTGTCAGTGGGAGGCATCTTATTTCGCAGGATGCCTCCTTGCAGTACATCGGGCATGTCACGTATACATCCTCAGCGAATTTTGTTGACATCCCTTGCCTCCTCAGTTGAATGGCAGCTCCTCATCAATCCCTTCCGGGATGTTCATAAATCCATCTAAGGCTGCGCTAGTCCCTGAACTCTGCGGCGCAGGCGTGCTGTAATTGTGTGCGACGTCATTCGCTGCCCTGCCTTCGCAGAACTCCTGTCCTTCCACTACCACGTCTGTCGTGTAAACCTTGTTACCATCCTGTCTGGTGTAGCTTCCGGTCTGGATCCGCCCGGCCACACAGATCTTCATCCCCTTGTGGAGATACTTTTCTGTGAACTCTCCTGCCTTGCCGAATGCTACGCAGGAGATAAAATCCGCCGTCTGCTGGTCACTGTCGCTGCGTCCGCGTCTTCTGTCAACCGCGAGTGTATATCTTGCGATTGCCATAGGCTGATCGCCCTGCGTATACCGGACATCAGGATCCTTCGTTAACCGGCCCATCAATACTGCTTTATTCATTCTTCCACCTTCTCCATAAGTAACGTGTCGAACCCTTCAGTTGCATAGATGCGCATCCCGTCCCGTTCCAACTTGCAGCCGCCGCACATCTTGGTTACTTCAAATACATCACCGGTTCTTAGTGTTATAGACCCGTGAACGCCAAGATAACTCTCACGGATTCCCAGTTCTACGTTTTCTTTCATCCGCATTTTCATTTTGCTTTTTCTTTCAAGTGTCCGAATCTTCATCTTCGCATTCCTTATTCCTTTTATCCAGCACATCGGGTGCGGCAAGCTTAGTCATTGCTAACACTCTTTTCAAGCCATATAGTGCCGCAACCTGATTTTCCACGGAGCACCCTCTATAATCGAAATAATTTTCGAATGTGATAAAGTAATCCGCTTCTGCCATCAACCTGATAGAATCGCCAAGGCTTCGAATGCGATCCGCATCGCTTTCAAAAGTCTTCGGCTCATAGGGATTGACTACCTCCAAAGTTTCTCCGGTATATGCTTCCGCCGTTCTCTTCAGTACTTCGAAACTCTTTTTGATGTTCTCTTCTGTTCGTCCCTTCATGGGGCAGGAAACAAAGAGCTTATGCTCCGGAATAACTGGTTTCAGTCGCACTTGATATTCCGGGTCCGAGTTAATCTCATCTTCTGTGATTGTGGCTATGAGCTCCCCGTCTTTGCTTTCAACAATAACTCTCTCGATTCCCTCTAATACTCCGTTCATTCGCTTCCTCCTCTTCCTGCTCGTAGTGATACAGCTTCTCCAGCACATCCTGACGGCCAAACCCATACAGAATGTTGTAGTACACGACTTCCTCGCCCTTTGCATACGACACTGTCCGCGTCACCATGCGCTCCTGCTTTGGTTTGCCCGGCTTCGCTTCGTTTGCCGTCATTTCCCCTTTCTGCTTGATCCTTTCCCTTACATACTCTTCAAGTGTTTGTCGTGTCATTGCTTTCCGTCTTGTCATTACTATCTCCTGCATTAAGACTTACTCCCTCAATCACAGCACGAGTTTCCAGAACATATAAATACTGGCCCATAATGCTGGCCTGTTTTCTCAGGAGATCAATCGGACAAGTCGGTGTAAAATCAAGTTTCCCGGCATCATATTTCACAAGCATCCTATGCAGTCTGTCATATTTTCCCTTGAGTTCTTTATATTCGTTAACCATTCTGAGTTTATAATCTTCCATTATGTCTACCTTCCTTTCTCTGTATCATCTCCGCTACATACTCTTCAATTGTCTGTCTTTTCATCTTTCCCCTCATTCGACTCCTGCTTGTCAAAGATTTTTTCCGCTACTATTGCTCCGAAAATGGAAAGAGAATGTGCTTCTTCTAAATCCGCATCAAGGTTTGCTATTGTGCTGGAAATAGTGTCTAAAAATTCCAATCTGGAAATTGTTACATAGTCTTTTTTTGCTTTATCATTATTCTTTTTGCACCATTTTTCATACCAAGAAGCCATGTTCACTCCTCCTTCCCATCGCTCCAATCTATACTCTGCCCGCACGCTGGACAGAAATTGTCACATTCGTCTATTTCCGCTCCGCATTTTGGACAGTAAGCATCCCACACATTGTTACCGTCTGCGCATCCGTCACTGTCCCAGTTAGGCTTATGTGGAAGATGATAGTCTGCCATCTTCACGAGTCCTTCATACCTTTCATCAGTCAGTACGACCATCTGAGTTTTCCTCCTTATACGGCTCTGGGAATGACATCCATGCCGTGATTTTTATGGCATCATCTATGAGCATGTTTTCGCATCTTCCGTATTCCGCGAGGATGTCCTGCGTAAGGTTTGAATACCAATACCAGTTGTCGTCATAAAAAACTGCTGCTCCCGAGAATGGGATTCCTTCAATGTCGCTGTAGTACGACTCTGGATTTGTATTTACCCATGTGACAATTACTTCTTCCAGATCTTTCGGTTTTCTTTTCGTTACCGGAACCCATTTTTCACTCATCTTCCACCTCCGGTTTGATCCCCCTATTCATCCTTTACCTGTTCCATCTCTACAGCATCTTCAACGGTAGTAATGATGGTCTCAGACAGCTTTACATCAACTGCGCCGCTTTTCGAAACCTTCAGAATCGCTTTTGCCCCGTTCTGAAGGGTGATCCTGAGCCCGGTAATCATTCCCCTTGCCGCAAAAGGAGCAGCTTCGGTCATAATCGCTGCAGCCTGTGGAAATCTCGGCTGAATCACTTTGCCGATTGCCGTTCGGGCTTTGCTCTCTTCGTACAGGGCATTCCGTTCCCTCTGTGCCCCATCGCAGTCACACTCACTGGTCGCGATCCGGTCAAGGTCTTCCTGTGTCTTCCCCTCTGCGTACCGTACCATCCGTACCTGCCCGCAGTACTTACATGTTCCCGTCATTTCTCCGCCTCCTTCTCCGGTTTGATGCTGCATGACGCTACGTATCCGATCCCCGCAAGCATCTTCCTCAGCTTCTCCATGGCCTTCGGCTTGAGCGCATCCGCAAGCGGCATATAAGCCACTACCACGCCGTTAGACACCTCTGCTTTTAAGCCCTGATTTCTCAGATAAGCCGCTGCGTCTTCCTTACTGACTTCATTTCCGATCATTCCGCTTTCTCTGCCTCCTTCTTTCTGTACTTCTCTATGTCCTCCGGACGGTAAAGATTGCAGTGAGGCCATCCCTCATATTCACAGCCCTCAGCAGTCCATGATGTTTTTCCGTTTGCGAACGTCTCAAAATCAAATCCTGCATGATACAGTTTTTTGGAAAAATATCTTTTACACTTTTCCGATACGTTCCAAACTATAACCGGCGTATCGACCGGAACTTTCGACCAATCAATATCTTTTTCCGGATCAAACGCGGGCTGATCAAGCCACTTCATTTTTCCCACACGACAAGAATCATCAGAATCAGCAGAACGAAACAAGCAATCTACACATTCCAACCCATTGCAAGTTCTAATCTCACCTGTCCTTTTATCAATTGCAAAAAATTTTGCAAAGATTTCTTTCACCTTGTCCGGATCAATCGATTCGTAATGTGTCATTTCTTCCTTTCCTTCCAGTTGCTGCAACCTTTGCTCTCCTTCTCCTTCTGGCAGGAGTACACTTCACACCTTACATGCGTCCCGCGGTGCCGTGCGCCCGGCATGTGGTAATCCGCATACTCGCAGGTCCCGCAGCTCTTTTCTCCGCTCACATCGTCCCCTTTCTGTACGGGCCGTACACCATCTTCGTTCTCCTTCCACACTTCGGGCACTGGTAGTACCTCGATACCATGCCCTCGCTGTATGACACTGCATGGCACTCCCATCTGTGTGCACAAAGTAACTGCTTGATCATCCTTTTGATCTTCATCTCGCCTCCTACAGGTAATTTTTCTGGAACACTTTCATCCACTCCTTGTGCCCCCACTTCCGCTCAAATTCCGCTTGCGCCAGCTTCTTGAGCTCCAGATCGAGCTCTCCGCCCGGCTCACAGTGGACTCTGTGGTGACAGTGTGGACACAGATAGACTTTCAGTCCGTAGTGCTCCGCGTTCCTCCGGTTCGCCGTGCCGTGCATCATGTGATGCTCCTGCATGGATCCATACCGGCCGCAGATGTAGCACCGATCTTTTCTGTTCCCGTCAATGATGCTCTGCATGATATCTTTTAATCGCCATCCGGACCGCATCCCCGGTCACGCCCAGCGCCTCCCCTGTTTTGTCCCACGTGAGCCCGATCTCCCGGAGTTTGATCCCTCTTTCGATCTGCTCTGTGCCGAGCTTGCAGTGCGCAGCTCCTCCTCGTGCCCGTGACTTCTGCAGCTGCTTCTCCTGCCGCTTTGCGCTCTTCACGATCCCCGCAGGAAGTGCAGGGATGTACCGGTACTCCTTCGTCGGAGGGAGCAGCGTGCCGGGCAGATTGATACTTTTCACCGTCGCTGTCATTTTTTCTCCTTAGTTCGCCAAAATATTGGCTTCGAATTCCGTCATGTCTCCGTACACAGCTTTCTCTTCCGGGCTCCATCCCTTCTTCGCCGTAGTGCCGGACCGTGCAATTTCGAGACGATCCCAGGTTATCCCTTTGTACCCGGAAGCCATGCACTCGGTGATGAGCTGTGCTACATTCTCGGCGCCATGCTCCTTAGTCTTTGCCTTTGCGATGGATACGAGGCTCTTCAGCCCTGTCTCTGTGATAGGGCTCCCCTGCTCTCGTCTGGATGTAATCCACTCAGAGAGCTTATCCGCTACCTCCCTGACTACGCCGAGGGTCTGCAGTGCGTCGGATGTAGCTTCCTCGACCGTAAAGGGGGTAGGGGGATTCTCTTTTACATTTGCATTTGCATTAACATTTACATTTACATTAGCTAGGCTTTGCTTCGCATCTTCTGTAGCGTCGCTAGGGTTTGCTACAATTTGCTTCGCACTTTTTGTAGCGTCGCTAGACTTTGCTACAGCTTTGCTTGCTTTTGCTGTACCGCCGCTGCGTCCCGCTTCTCTTCTCTGGATGTTCGCATCGATCTGCGGCTTCACCAGAGTCAGGAAGACCTTCGCCATCGGAGTCTCTGCTTCTTCCTCTCCATCAAATGCATATCTGCACAGCGAAGCAATGCAGGCTTTGCATTCTTCCGGATCCATATCCAGCAGTGCATCCGCGAAACTCTTGTAAAATACGAAGCTCTGATTAGCCATTGATCGCAAACTCCTTGTACTTGTCCTCATTCAGTGCTCTTGCGGCTTCCACGTCCGGGTCCCCTCGGAGTTCCGGATGCTCTGCCTGTACCTTCTGTCTTGCTCTTCGGACCGACTCCATGTTGGGGGCTCCGATCTCCTTTGCCCTGCGGAAGAACTCCGCTGCGGACATGTCAGACGGAACGCCCAGTGCTTCGATCACGCATGAGTAGAGGACGTTATCGCTGTTTCTCGTGTAGGGCTTCTCACGCAGCACCGCCTCCACGTACTTCTTTACTTCTTTCAGTTTTTCCATAAACCGCCTCTTTATAGACTGCTGTCATCCTTGCTATCTCATCTGGAGTCCTCGGATCGATTCCGCACTCTTCTGCCTCATGGATTGCTCCATCGATGAGCTGCGCCATCTCTTCCGTGTTGTAGGTGTGGCTCCCTCTCACGACCCAGTAGATCGCAAGAGGGGTACCATCCTGCAGATGGACCACACGTCCGGACGGCTGGTAGTGCTCGCTTTCGCACCTTGTCCAGTCAAAGGACATTGGTTTCACCGACCAGTCGAGGACTCCATCTGTGTATCTGTTCTGTCCATATTCCTTGAGGAGCCAGTTGTGCTCCTCCGTCTTGCTGACCTTCTTCGCTGCGGCGATCTGGCTGCAGAGCTTCCAGTAGTAGGCGTTGGCCTCCTGTGACCTGTCTTTCCGGAAAGGCTTCAGCACCACCTTCAGGATCTTCTCTTTCATCGTCTCCACGTTTGCCGGGGACTCCTCAAGCTCCAGCGTGACCAGCGTCTTACGACTTGGGAACTCCTGCTGAATGCTCCTGATTTTTCCCTTCATTTGAAGTTCCATTTTCAAGTTTTCCCTTCATCTGCGCCATGAAGTCTGCGTAGGTCTTCTTTGTAACCTTCGGCCACATCCGGAAGGCTGAAATGCTCTTTATGTCTCTTCCGCTGCAATGCTTGCTCCACATCGCCTCGATAATCGAAAGCTCAAGCTCGTTGCAGTACGCTGCATCCATGTCCCACCGGAATACTTCTTTGTTGTTCTTGGACTCGTTTACTACTACGACGTGCGTGATCGTTCCGTCCACCACCTCAAGCTCAGTCACCCGGAAGTGGTCGTAGCACTTGCCTTCATTTGTGACCTTCACCTTGTCTTCGCCCCAGACCGTGGTATTAGGTGCCGTGTAGAGCTCCCTTCCGATGCCCCAATTGAAGCAGGCACGTTTGAAGCTGTCAGATGCCAGTCCCTTCTCTCGCTCCGTGTTGGACTCCGTTCCGGTATCCTCCTTGGAGATCCATTGCTTCTTCTGATCATCCCAGATCATCACGCTGCAATTTGCGTTGTCCCTTCCGTGCATCCGCTGCCAGTTCATGGGGCCCACTGTCTCATCGAGGATGTTCTGGTCAACTCTTGCGTCCTTGTAGAAAAGGAGTGACACGCCGGTGCTCACTTTTCCGTTCTTCTCAGACCTGAGTATTCTTGCCACCCGGACATCGATTTCATCCGGTCTCAAATAACGAAACATTCTTCCCATAGTCTTGCCTCCTTACTGGATCCGCAGTGATTCCGTCTGCTCCAGATGTGCAAATGCGAGTTTCTTCCCTTCTTTCAGTGCTGCCGAAATACTCTTTCGGTCTACCTTCGGATCCTGCTGAATCAGATACCTCTTCGGGATATTGTCGCTGTCGATTACGACCGAAGGGGCGTTCTTCTGGATCCGGAAGCTGAAGAGCTGCGTCTTGAATTTGATCTTGCCGGTCATGGTCATGGCGTTCTGCAGGGACTTCTTCATCCGGTCCGTGTTGGTCTCGATGGCCTTCTTCCGGGCTGTGAGCCGCTCGATCTCTGCGCTGATGCCTTCCGCATCCGCTGAGAGCTGCCGGATCACCTTCGCGTATCCATCCGCCTTGATCTCGATCTCTCCACCGATGGCCTCCATCGTGTCCTTCAGGACTTCCGGTTCTACGTCCGGATCCTCTGCCATCTCCAAAAGCTGCAGATACTCATCAGTGAGCTGATATAAGCTTTCCATTTTCTTCTTCCTCCTCTTTCTCTACGTTGGCCATGCAGTCACCGCAGATGTATGCATATTCACCTTTGATCCTTGTGTGTGCCCCGTGCGGGACAGGGATCTTGATATCGCCTTGCGTGACTCCGATTGGAGCCCCGCAGATGAAGCACCTCACGGCGCCACCCGGAAGGAGAGGTACTCTTCCCCGTCCTTTTTCAGCATGACGGTCATCCCGCCAAGGTCTGAGTACTCTACCCTGATCGCTGAGCAATTCGACGACCGCATTACATACTTCAGATCATCCATAAGCTGTCCGACAAACTCGCTCATTAAATCCTTCGGAATTGCGTCTACTATTGTTTTCATGCTATAATCTCCTTGCTAAAGCTGTTTTTGGGCTGTCCGCATTCCCGTGCGGATGGCCTTTTTTATGCAACATCTTCGCCGCAGTAGCGCCTGCGGTACTTCCGCTGCCTCTTCTCTTCTGCTCTCTCACGTCTTTCCTTCTCCTCCATGCAGATCGCTCCGGAGAAGCAAAGGATTGCGAGCATCAGAAGTGTTACCCCGATGCAGTGGGCTCCGAAGATCGCCTCTGCAATCACTGCATATGCTGCGCAGGTCACTCCTGCCGGTCCAAAAACTCTTTCCATTTACTTGCCCTCAAAGAAAAGCTTCATATCATCTGCTTCGAAGTGGATCACCCGGTTCAGGGCGACCAGCTCACTCCGTGTCCATGTCCCGTCCCGCATCCGCTTTCTGTAGGTAGATGCGGGGATCTTCGTCTTCCGGACGAGATCTCCGGTTCCAAGCCCCGCAAGAGCTGTCCGGGCCCGGATTGCATCCGCGAAGGTTGCAGTGTGCTTATTCATAGCCTTTTTCCCTCATCCAGTCGTGATACTCCTCAGACAGTCCTGCGTCTGAAATCAGTAAAAGAAGTGCCGTATATTTCGCGGATCGTCTTATTTCCGCTGCGCGGAGGCTCTCTACTGTTGGCGCTATTGGAGACATGTAGTCAGCAGCGTGATTGAAAATCCGATTTTTCAAATCGTCGTACTTCGAATCCTTCTCTGTGTTCTCCTCCTCCTGCGGCTCTTCGGGGAAAAGCTTGCTCAGAGCCTCGCTCGTTTTCATGGCCGCAGCCGTGGTAGCAAGTCCCATACTCTGTGTGAGGGACATCATATCGATCGCTGCTGCAGCAATTGCGACGGCTTCATTGGCAAAGTCGAGGGCGGAGATCACCCCTCTTTTCTCTCCAAGCTCTTTCTCAATCGTGTCAAAATCTTTAAAATCTCTCATTTCTGTTCCTCCTTTTGTTCTCGATATTGGTGATGTACGGCTCCCGGTCTACCGGGAGAGCTAAAATCCGAATCTTACTCATATCCGTTCGCCATCTTCCAGAAGTTGTATTTTTCCTCAAGCCCCGCATCTATGACCAGACCGTGCAGAGCTTTAAACCCGCTATATGCCTCCGACGAAGATACTGCTGCGTACTGAACCACCGCGAGATACGTCTGCTCAAAGAGCAGCTTCTCCAGCGCACTCGGCGCTGTCTTTTCTGCAGGCTTCTCAGCATCCGGCTCCTCTTCCTTTTTCTCCGGGAAGAGCTTCTTATAGGCTTTCACAATCTCCATGGATGCAGAAAGCATCCCTATAGCCTTGTTTTCCGGATCCGCAGCAACGCTTGCAATTCTGCCGCAAGCTTCGTAGAAATCCATCTTGGAAATCTCCGCCCTCTCACTTCTTGCCCTTTCTTTCCAGTCCTCGCAATCCTTCATGTTAATTTTCATTTCTGTTCCTCCTTCGCTACAACTGTGTCGTTTTCGCTACAACTGTGCCGTTTTGGCTACATTCTTAGCAAAAAAAATACGCTCACGATCGCTTTTAGATAAATGAAGAGCTTTGCATAATCCCTCTATTTCAGGTGCAGAAAACTCTCCTATACCGCGTAAACGATTGTAAAGCGTAGGTCTACTAATGCCAGATTTCTTTGCGATTGATGACATCGTCATCCCGCTGTTTCGAATTGCTTGATTTAATGCAAAAAAGTCAGTCACGAGTTTTTCCTCCTTTCTGTGCCATTTTGTCCCGCATGTTTAATGTACAGCCTTCGCCCCGTTATGTCAACATCTTTTTTCAAAATGTTGATAAGCTGACACATATGGTATAGAATTGTGTATGGAGGAAGAAAAAATGAATATCTATGAAAGAATACGTCACCGACGCGAACAGCTAGATATGTCTCAAGAAGAACTGGCTAGTAAAATCGGATATAAGGATAGAACTGCCGTTTCAAAAATGGAAAACGGACAACGGCAAATCAAACAAAGCATGATTGTAAAGCTTGCGGCTGCCCTCGACACTACTCCATCCTATCTAATGGGATGGGACAAAGAAGATGACGATGCAACGCTAAGTGACAGACTGCTGACAAGGTACAGGGAGCTCGACGATCTGGATCAGGCAATGGTCCGGAGGCTTTTGAAGTGTGATGAAGATTTCAATAAAGTATAGGAGGGGGATATGCTGAAAGGTTTCATATTATGTTTGATTGCTACCTTTACTGGTTGGCTATCTTATCGAGACGAGCAGTACCTCAGATATACCAGATGGCTGTACCGGAGAAAAGAGCCTGCCACGAAAGAAAACTCGTTCGTATATAAAAAACGACGTTTTGATAAAGAGGCATTTATCAACGGAGAATCCGCCTATATCAGGTCTCTGAAGGAAGAAGATCAAACCGCCGGGTATGAAAAATTAAAGAGAAATAAAAAATTAAAAAGCAAGTACCCGGAATACTATTTTTCTTTAATGAGCGCTTATAAAAAGGTGCTCAGCGAAAAGGAATCTGTAGAAGATGATTTTCCCCATGTAAGCGAACAAAGTATGGAGTCAAGAGACGATTTCATGCTCTGTAATACAATGCCACAAGGCGATGACTATCCGGACGGTTTCGAGGATGTCGATCTGTCCGAGGACGAGATAAAAGATACTCCGGCAAAGAAAGATAAGAATCGATCATTGGCGATTCCGCTTCTCATCTTCTTCGTTGTGATATTGTCCATCACGGCAATTCTTCTCCCGATCGGAACATATGCCATCGGATCAGAATCCGGATATACGAAAGGCTATACAACCGGGCACAATGACGGAGAGAAAAAAGGAAAGGAAGAGGGATATAACGAAGGGTATTCTGACGGTCAGGATGATGTAGATATCACTGAGTACTATCAGGATGGATACGATGATGGATATCAGCAAGGATATTCTAATGCTTATGATGTCGGATGGTATGATGCGATAGATGGGTATGGATATTTAGGAAACTATGGGGACAGCTATTGAAAAGCAAATAACCGGCAAATGACAGGCAAATAAAAAACCGCCCAGTGTTGGCGCACCGGGCGGATCCGCTCCGAAGAGCAGTATTTTTTTGATCCTATGGGAAGAATCATACATATACTATCATCTCCGGAGCGCCAATTCAAACGGCGCTATTTTTGCGCCCATTTTCAGGAGGTGTATGAATGAAAGTAACGAAATTACCAAGCGGAAATTATAGATGTCGCGTATACGTAGGGAAGGACGCTTCCGGGAAAAAGATGTGGAAGTCGATCACCGGACCGGACAAGAAGCGTGTGGAGCTGGAGGCGCACAAATTTCAGGTAGAACGTAGCGCTTCAGATTGTATGGATAGTTCTTCGTTTGAAGAGGCGGCGTCTCGCTTTTTGAAATCGCATGAAGCCGTTCTCAGCCCTGCAACCGTGCGATCTTACAAATCGATCTTAAATTCGCTCAAGGCCAAAGTGCCTTGGTTATGCAGCAAGTCAATATACTCCCTGTCTTCATCCGATCTGCAGCTCTTTATCGATGCTCTGGTAAGAGGCGGCGCTACTCCGAAAACCGTCCGCAACAACTATGCGTTCGTGACTTCTGTTCTGAGTGATTCCGGCGTTATGATACGGCCTCCAAGGCTTCCACAGAAAGCACGCCCCGACATGTACATACCGGACGGGCCGATGGTGAAGCAGGTTCTGGAAGCCGTGAAGGGGACGGACATCGAGGTTCCGGTCATGCTCGCAGCATTTGGGCCGCTGCGTAGAGGAGAAATCTGTGCTCTCACGATGGATGACTTCAACGGTAATATCGTCCATGTTCATCGTGACATGGTGCAGGCTCCTGACGGTGGGTGGGTGGTCAAAGCCCCGAAAACATATTCGTCTGACCGGTACATTGAGCTGCCTGACTTTGTGATGCAGACAATTCGCGAAAAGGGATATATCGTGAAATGTAAGCCCACGCAGATCACAAGAAGGTTCGGACAAGAACTGAAGAAGGCAGGGCTGCCTGCTTTCCACTTCCATGCTCTCCGCCACTTCTGTATCAGTTATCTTCACAGCATTGGTATTGCTGACATCTATATCATGCAGCGGTCCGGTCACTCCACTGCGAACGTCTTGCGCTCTGTCTACACACATACTCTGCAGGACAGATCGAAGACTGAGACAGAAAGAATTCTATCGACGTTTGCCAAGTTTCGGGAATGATTTCGTGTCAACTTTTCGTGTCAACTCTACCGCTAAAGCGGTGCTTTTTTTGCTATAATCGTAGCATTTCCGCTACAATCAGAGCACTGAAAAACCCCGTAAATTCAAGCTTTTCCTGAATCTACGGGGTTTCTTCATTTATGCGGTCAGTGGGACTTGAACTTCATTGTTTTTCATTAGAAACGTTGGAAACAAAGGCTTTTTCGTACTCCGTGTCAACTCGCCGTGTCAACTTTTTTCAGAAATGTTTAGCGTTTCGGATCTTCCCCATGATTTCCTTATACTTCTCTGGATGCAGGAATTTGATTTCGTCCATGAGGGATCCGACGATCTCCAGAAACTCCGGAAGATCAATGTTGGAACATTCTGCTATGAATTCGTTGCTTGAATTGATCTCCGGTAATTTCATTTTACATCTCCTTATAGATTGACTGGTAGGTTTTTGCGGCGGCGATTGCTTCGATCTGCTTCTTCTCTGCGTAGCTGCAGATCTCCTGCATAGCTTCGCTGAAGCATCCCTCTTCTTTCTTCTTCTCAATCACCTTGCTGAGAGCTTCGTGCAGCCTCGTAGCGTGTGTTCCTTCCTCTGCACTGATGGTTGCAAGGGTCGATGCGACTCCGGGCATTTTCTCCTTCAGTGCTGCCGCCCACTTTGCATAGTGCTTCATGTCCTCGATCTCTTCGTCGATCTGGTCGAGGAATGCATTGATCTGATCCATACGCCCTCCTTATGCCAGCTTGACGATGCATCCGGATACAAGGTTTACCGTTCCTGCTGCTGCGCCCTCTGCGCCTATGAGGAGCTGGATCCGTGTAGGCTCCTGACAGCAGCACGTAGCCAGGTATCGGACCGTTCCTGTTGCCATGACAGCATCCCCGACCGCGAGAGTCTGCGTCCTCTTTGTTTCCTGCAGAGGAATGCCGTTCTTCGCCATCTGGAGCGATACATCTCCTGCCGCTGTCGCATTGATGTTGACGGCGAATTCGATCTGGTAGAGACCGCCGTGCTCAATCTCGATTGCAGCGGGCAGGACCTTGACGGAGGCTCCGGTGTCGGTGACTTCCGATCCAAGCAGGTTGAGCGCTGCCGCAGCGCTTCCGATAGTCTGCGCAGCAGTGTTGTAGAACTGCGCAGAGGATTTATAGTGTGGATTTTTAAGACAGTTACAATTTGCCATGTCATATTACCTCTTATGAAATACCCCGCCGCCATACAGCGGCAGGGCGTACAGTTAGTTGTAGTTTCCGCAGCACGGAGTCGGATTGTACGGATACACTCCGTATGCGTAGGGATTCGTTCTCGGAATCCCGCACATCGCCGCCTGAAGCTGGAGCTGATTGATCTGGTTCTGCATGTCTGCCATGCGGTTTCCAGCAACCGCGTCGAGCACCTTCTGCACCTGTGCAGTCGTGTTCTGGTTGATCGAAGCCGTATTGATAGCACCTTCGTACTTCACACCGTCAATCGCTCTCTGCGTTTCGCAGCAACACTTCTGCATGTTGGTGAAGCCAGTATTCACCGCTGTTTCAAGGTCTCTGATCTCTCCAAGCGTGTTATAGCCAGCATCCTTGACTGCTCCGGTTGTGTCGTACACACCCTGTCGGACTGCATCCACGATCTCGTTGTTCTGTCTTTCGAGCGCCGCAAAATCGGTCGATCTCTGGACATCTCCAACGGTTGCGCCACGATCATTTCCGCCACTTCCGAACAGGTTGCCACCTCTGCCCATGAACATAAGTACGAGCAGTGCGAAAATCCATATACCACCGCCGCAACCACCAATACCTTCATTTCCCATTACGGCCGCCATATCAGCCGGGGACATTGTTCCATCCATAATTTACCTCCTTATGGAATCCGGGCCGATAAGACCGTTTATATGATAGAAGTCTGCGCAGACTATCTAAACAATTTACTCAGGGCTTGCAGAATACCACCCCTGTTTTCTTTTAAAGGTGTGAGAATCATGTCAGGGTCAATTCCCATCTCGCGGCATTTGTTGTAAAATGCTTTCTGAGGACCGTATTGTTTGACTTCTCTCAGTACCTCCTGCAGTATGCCGGGGTTATTCTGGATCTGTTCTATCAGATCTTCCGGTGTTTTCTCCGGACTGCTTGGCTTCCTGTCTGGAAATAGCGTGCTGGACATCTGCAAGTTCCCTCCTTAGTTCATCAAACTCATTCCTCGTGATTGTGTCATTGGGAGTCTCGACCTTTACAAGATCGAAGGTGTATCGGATCTTCGGTCTTCCGGTTATCTCACCGACATTTGAGACAATGTATACACGGTCCTGCTCATCATCAAACACCGCCGCTGTCGTTTCTGGCGGAAGACAAATCTGCTGCGCACCGCTTGCACCGGTGCATCGAAGCAGATCATTCTGCTGTCGCATCGCCCCATAGTACGGATACATCGGATACCCATTCATCATATTTCTTGACATAATTCCCACCTCCCAAAACAAATTCTATGCATTAAAATTGCATAAGTCTTTTGTCGTTTTCTTTTAAATGCACCAAATTTTTTTGGTGTTCAATCAAAACAGGAGGTAAAAATAGAAATGAGTAGGCGAATATCTGATAATCTTGTGTCTGTTCTGCACGAATCGCGCGTTTTGTCTGGAACCACTCAAAAAAGTTTAGCCGATTCTTTACACAAATCGATCGCGACAATTCAATACTGGGAAGCCGGAACAGTACAGCCCCCGTTTTGGGCTGTAGTGGGATGGATTGAGACATGCGGATATAATCCCCTTCGTTTCTACTTAAATTATCTGTATCCGGACAAGTTCAAGCATATCTGGAGCGACGATCCGCAGAAACTTCGCAGTGCCATAGCAGAGTATTATCTTTCTGCTGCTCCGGATTCCGAGGTGAAAAAGATGGCATACAGCATCTTCGGACCGACCGGCTCCTCATGGCAGGGACAGGTGGATGAAATCTGCGCCGGGAATCAGTTGCCGATCTGTGCCCGGATTGATGTTGCAGAAGTCGTATACTCCAAGTATTGCATGGCAAGAGATACCGGGACCATTCTGCATCCCGATATGGTGCAGCCGGACATGGACAATTTAAGATCCTCAATTGATGCCTGCAAGAAAGCAGTGATAGACGGCCACACGGAATATTGCGCATAAAAAGAGCGCCCCGGAGGAATGAGGGCGCTCATAAACCGCAGCATGTGCTGCGCGGTTTTCAGTTGTGATTGTGCCATCCGGTTATCGCAACGATGGCACATATCGCTCCAAGAATTCCGACGCCAATTGTTGTTACGGTAAGGAGCGATATCGTACAGATGATTTCTGACATCATTTCTTTATGTAGTCGAGGCACACCCAGCCGCCAATATTGGTAAGCTTGCCCCAGCCGCCTTTCTCAGCTTCAATGCTCACGACCATGCCAGCAGGGAGCCGGAAGTCTTGATCTCCGATTTTCATCACAGGATTCTCTGTCCCTGCTCCGGTCCTTACATTCAGGTAGCTGCTGACATTGACGATCCCTGCATACTGCTTCACTTTTCGTGCCTCTTCCTTTCCAGATCCCTTGTATCGGAGGACCTTCTGCCATCCTTTTGAGTAAACATAGTAGCTCCGGACGCAAATCTCACGCCCCGTCTGGTCTCCGGTCTTGCCTCCGGTTGCACGTCCTCTCTCGTTGATGCTTGCGTGGACGATCTGACCACTTCCGATGTACATTGCGACGTGGTGCTGTTCGTTCAGCAGGATATCGCCTCTGCAGAGCCCGGCCCCTGTTGCAAAGTCCACAGTGGATGTGACATCCCGGAAGCCGCTCTTCAGCATCGCCTGTCGCATGTTCCCCGTATAGGTGGCCCCTGCCTTAATCAGTGGCACTCCTGCCTGATCCCATGCTGTAATCAGAAACGAGGAACAGTCATAATCGGGCCCCCATCTCTTTGTCTGGTCGTATCCATGAGAAGGATCCTTCGCGATCTTGAGGGCCCACTGTATAGCTTTATCTATTGTCATTGCTGCCATTGTTGCCGTCATATGCCTTTCCCTCTGCAATATGCATTCCCTTTACTGCAGCCTCGATTAGTACGCGGATCTGTTCCTGTGTAACCGAAATATTATTTTTAGCGCACCAATCAGCAATGAGCTCTATAGCCTTGGCTCTTCGTTCATCTCCGGTCTTCTGCCAGAAGAGCTGCTGCACAGCATATACGGCCTGCCTGACATAATTCTCAAGCTGCTCCGTCTTCGTAGTTCCGACCTTCTGCCGGATCCAAGGGAGCAGATAGCCGCAAAGCAGAAACCCTGCAAGCATCAGCGCTAACCTGACAATTTCCATTACCATCTCATCCATTTCCTTCATCCTCACTTTCTACCGGATCCAGTCCGGCCTTAAAATCTTCGAGGCGCTGCTTCTTCTCCTGCCTCGTCTCGAAGAAGCTCTTTAAAAAGTACCCGAGCCCAACGCCAAGAATGCAGCCCACCCACTTTTCGCCAAGCTCCTCGTAACCTTCTACGCCAAACATCGCCAGAAGGTACGGCATCATACCGCCCACGAGCCCAGCGATCAGCATCACAGTCACCCACCTCTTGGTATAGGTAGCCTTACTCCTGATTTGTCTTCTCTTCATAAGCCTCCCCCTTTAGCTCATCAATCGCTCTCCATGCTGTTTTAATCGACTGCTGCATCTTGATGATGTTGTCATGGTCCTCACGCTGCATCTTGTCGGATGCTTCCTGCCTCCCCTTCATCTCCGTCATCATGGATAGAAGGTTGTCGATCTTGAGAGTGAGAGTTGTTATATCCGAGGTACTTTCCTTAATGCTGTTTTTATTCGCCACATACACGGACAGAAAAAGCGCTGCACATGTGCAGACAAGAGAAATCCAATCTTTCGATACCATCATTCACCTCATGCAATTACTGCAGTTTCTTTCTTCTTATCCCCCAGGTACGCAAGTCCCGTCAAGGAAACATTCACAAGTACCGATCCGTCGTATGAAAATGTCTGATCCCCCATGAAGATTCGAAGAGGATTCGGGTTTGGAAGCGCTGACTGCTTCGTCAGCTCTTCAATCTTCGCTACGGCTTCCGTCGCTCTGGACAAAATGTCCCGGAACCCTGACAGGTCGTCTTCACTCGCATAATCGTCTTCGTTGTAGAGCTCATTTCTAGTGAGCAGATAATTCTCAAAGGAAGAAATGCTCTCGTTTGCGGCAGACTGCAGAGTGATCGTCATCGTCACCTGCCCGGAAGTGGATGTCAGCGCCGGAGGAACCGTATACACCACTTCATTGATGTTCTTTCCGTCAGAGTCTTGCGATACAGATGCATTATCGTAGATGACTTTCCCGTCTGGCTTGACGGCCTTAATCGAGACGATAGCCACGTCTGATGTGTCAAAAGCCTTACCCTGATTCATAAGGATGAACCGCAGCACGCGGGAGTTCGCATCGTTCTGCATGACAAGGACCGTATTCGTTTTGGATGGCCTCGCGAAATCAACGACCATATCGTAAACAACATTCATAGGTATTCCCCTTTCTGATTAAGTTTAAGAAAAAAGAGGGCGCCTTTATAGGGCACCCTCTGCAGGCTATTTCCACTTGTCGATGTTATCCGAGTAGTATTTCGTTTTCTCCGATGTCGTCTTGTCCTTGTTCGTTCCTGCCTTATCGGACAGGTAGACGTAAAGCGTTACCAGCCGGTTTTTCATCTTGATGGCCTCGTTCGGATTCGTTTCCTTGAGCGCAAGGTAGGTGTTCTTGTATGTATCTGAGATTCCGCTGGAAATCGCTTTGTAATCATTCCCCTGCGCCACTGCATCCTCAACAGCCTTCTTGTAGTCTCCGCCGGATTCAAGTGCTGCTGTATAGACATCCAGCTTTGCCTGCCTCTTCGGTGTGTACTTGGTGGTCTTCTGCAGCACAGGGAGCTGCTCAATTGTCCGCCCAAGGAGCGTGTTGTAGATTGCCACCACGTCACGCTGCGCCGCATAGAGCGGATATCCGCTCAAATCCGAGAACGCCCTTGTGAGTGCTGCCACCTTTCCGTAGGTCGTCATCTTCTCGCTGGGATTTACGATTGCCTTTACCGCCTTGAAGAAGTTCTTCACGCCGGACATGGAAAGATCGCTGTCACTGCTGTACGTGCTTTCTCCGAGAACTGACTTCACGCCCTCCTTGGTAGCATCCCAATACTGAGCAACCATAGGAATATTACTGAGAAGATCCATGTTATCCACAAGATTTCCGTTTAAGAATTCCTTTAACTTGTCGCCGAAAGAAGCGTCTTCGTCCATCCAGTTTCCGAAGCCCATAGCATCCATGAACCTTCTGAGGAAGTTTTTATCCTCGTCGTCCGGATCTCCTGCACTTCGTACTGCATCCGCGAAAGACATAGCTGCGGCATTTATCACATGTGTAATCAGAAGAACCGGAGCTGTGACTCTGACAAGATGAGCTTTTGCCTTCTTTACCTGCCGTTCGTCTTCTGCCTGACTGATATCAATCATATCGCGGAGGATCATGTTGTAAGTCTTCACAGGTTCTGCCATGAACGCCGACATCATTCTGTTTTTTGTGTCAGGAGAGCGCATGAACTGAGATCTTGTGATGGTACCGTCATAAACCTGCGTGCGAAGCACGACTTCGGAAAATCTTTCATTCACAGCATCCTCAAATTCTTTTGTACCAATCTTCCCCTTTCCGAGCTTATCAACCTGCTCTGCGTACACTGCACGATACATTGCAGCCCACGTAATTTCATCTGCCTTGCTGGCCGGGTTTCCTGCGAAGTCATTGATCTTCTCTCTTGTTGTCTTTACTCCTGTGATTGTGCTGACAAGACTCTGCGTGATGTAGCCGTCAATGTTTCCCTGATTCTTCAACCAGAACACATCTGATGTCCGGTCTCTGAGCTCTGCAGCTTCCTTCCTGTACTTCCCTGCCATGCCTTCATTCAGGTACTTGTAGGAGATCATTTCACCCGCACGGAAGATTGCTGTCGGCTGCTGGATAACAACGCGAAGGTTTCCCATTACTGCGGCAGTTTTCGCGTGGCCTGTCATCAGATCGTAGAAGTCACCTCCGACGAAGCTGCTCTTTTCTCTGTCATTGATCGACGAGAGGAGCTTTACGAAATATTCCTGCCCGCTCTTTCCGTAAAAGAAATCAATCGCATCCTTTACAGAATTTCGACCGGTAAAGGTCTGTCCGTCCACTTTCACATCCGTCTTCTCACTGTAATTGAAGAAACGGATGATGTCCTGAATTGGAGCGGCCCATGCATGGTAGGTTGCCATCTGTGCCACATGATCCGAGTACACCGCAAAGATGTCTCTCAAAACAAGAGGGTTGCTTGCGTTCGGAGTAATGTCTTTGGTGAACCCGGAGTTCTTGATCGCATTGATCGCTCCATGCGTGACGTTGCTGTCCCTCGTGGCGATAGTATTCTTGTCTGTCGTCATCGGGAAATAGTGCTCGTCAACAAACTTCTCATACCCGTACAGCTGCATGCAGGTCTCGTTGCCCTGTTCCGCGCACTGGTGTGCAAGATAATACTGCATAGCATCTGCCATCTGCTTCTGCTGCGGGGTCAGTGTGTCAGTAATGGCCTTGATTTGCGCATCTGTGAGCTGTACCGGGAGTCTCTGACCAGATACCGTCTTGCGGCTGGCCTCATCTGCAACGAATCCTCCGATCTTATGCTGCTGCGCATCCGGACGCTTGGACAGCTCATACAGAGACATGACCTGCGTCGTTGTGAGGTTAAGGCCATAGTAGTTCTTGGTCTCTTTCATCCAACTTTCAAGGTTTTTTGGCTTAACCCCGACCTTATCTCTAACCCCTTTCATGTATTCGCTTGCCTGCCGAATGTCCCTCGCCTTTTTATTCTGCGCACCAATAAGTGTTTTTGTGACAGGATCCGTATTCTCTCCCCCGAAGATTCCATGGAAATATGTCTCCGGCGAAGCATGGTCAAGTGTCAGCGTATCAACAAGCGTAGCAACCGGCTTAAAGTGCTCTCTCCTTCCTTTCACTCCGCTTGTCGTGCGGTCCATTGCCATGTGCGCGATGTCAGAAACCTGCTTCGAGGGCTGAGAGTACATCCGGTTCATCTGGTTGATCGAATGCAGAACATTTCGGACAACCGCATTCAGCGTCTTCAGCTCATCAGAAGACAATTGTGCAATGGAAATTGTCCCCTGATTCTTTCTCAGAATTTCCCCCAGCTTCTCTCCAAGCTCCTTGTCAAGTCCCTGTTTCAGTTCGCTCCGTTCAAACCAGTCGTCACCTTCGTCTTGCTGATACAGATCCTGAATTGCACGCAGTCTTTCCTGCCAGCTCTTATTCTCTGCAGATCCGAGGCCGTTCTCCTCCATGGCCTTTTTGTACTGAGCAATTGCATCCGCTCTGCTGTCTGCGTTGATTGTCCTCCACTTGTAGGAATAGGACCCATCCGCATTGATGTCTCTGCTCTCCAGTATGCGGATGCTGAATTTTCCGTCCGCTGTCTCTCTCACTGTTTGCGGGACAAAGTCGAATGCGGAAGCCAGTTGGAGCACCGGAGTCTGCACAAGTGCCGGGACGTGTTTCTTGTCGGTCGGACCTGTGAGCATATCCATAAGGCTCTTGACCGGTGTCTTCAGCATCCGCAGCTCGTCCTTTCTCTTCTGCTGCTCACGAATAGATGCTACAGTCCTTGCGTTCTTCGCCCGAAGTCTTGCAACCTGTTTGGATACAGTTTCGGATCTGCCGCCGCTCTGTCTTACCTTGGAAAGCTCTTCCTCGTATCTCTTCTGATACTCCTGTTTGATCTTCTTCCTGTACTCCGCGTTGCTTGCAGCCATCCGCCTAGCCTGATCGAGGAGCTCCTGCTTCTGTTTTGCTTTCAGCTTCAGCTTCTCCTGCCCGGCAGAGTACTGGTAGTATCTCGCAACGATTTCCATGGCAACATCCTGCGCTGCCTGCGTTGCATCCTCCCCGAAAGCATTCTGGTACTCCGGCTTCATGGAGTTGTAAGCATCCACAAGTGCAAGAGGCATGTCATTCGATGATGTGTCCATGTCGAGAACGTATCCGGTCTCCTGCACAAGAGTGCTCCACACGCCATCGAGTGATACGCCGGATCCATCTCTCGTAAACTTCACGCCGGGAATTGCCTTCCGGAAGTTTCCCCAGGAACCGAACGCAGATACAACCTCCGCTTCCTGCTTGGGATCCAAATTGTAGGTCACACCCTGCAGCGCATTCTTGAACTGCTTAAATTCTTCTGCACCTACCTTTGTTACAGATCCGTCGATGACGGGAGAGGCAACCTCAGATATTACCGTTGCAAGGTCGTCGTAGTCGATGTAGTTCTGCCCCTGAGCATACCGGAACACCTTTGCAAGGTTCTCCGCCAGCTCATTCACATCAATGTTGCTGTGGTACTGCTCTTTGATCTCTCGCGCGATCCTCCGCACTGCGGTCTTGTCAATATCGCTGTTTTTCAGAATTTCATTTCCGGAGCGCAGCACTTCAATAAGGCTCTTCTTCGTGTCGTAGTGGTCGCTCCAGAGCTCCTGATCGGTTACGTAGTCATCAATGCCGATGTCTCTCCGGATGTCGGAATCATCTGTTGGTGCTTTGTTATCCACGTTTTTGATCTGGTTCTTGTCCCGGACAGTATAAGAAATTCCTCTCCATTTGGTCCCGCCATTTCCATTCGGAACGCTTCCTTCGTCAAGAAGAACTGCGTCATAATCCAGATCGTTATCATCAATGAAATCCCAGATATCGTATCCGTCTGTCCAGTCCAGAAGCCCACGGTCCGTCAGCGGCGTTCTGGAATATTTGCCGAAAAACTCCTTTTCCCACACCTTCCTTACTTTGGGATCCCTTGTGTCGAACGGCTTTTTCGCATTCAGGTATACTTCATAGACCTTGTGTTCCGGATCATGCGTATAATTTACCCTGCTGTTCCCACTGCTTGCGCGAGCGTACTCCTCAGCGTAGTCACGATTGGCAGTAAAGTAAGAAATATCCGGCTTGAATACCGTGAAGCCGCCTTGTGGCGTTCCGTGATACATCACAAGGAGCCGTCCGTACTCATCTTTCAACTTGGAATCCTTAAAAAACTCCTGCTGCCCCTCTGACAGATTCCGTCCTTCGCTGTCTTGGACAGGGCGAGAGAATCTGACATCCTGCAGATCCTCGATCACCTGATGTCTTGCGTCCTCGTTCCCAGCTTCGTAGGTCTGTAAAGGGATCCTGTTCTCGTTCAGCGTCCTTGTCTGTTCCTTCGTGATCGTATCCGGAGCAACAACCATTGCAATTTCATCCAGACCGACCGCACGCTGAGGCTTCGCTTCGAAGTACTCTGTCGGCATCTCGCTGATCTTATGCATCAGATTTAAGATGTCGTTTCCGACACCTTCATATACATTCATCCCATAAGATTTCAGAGCCTTCTCAATCCCTGCTGCGGTCTTTCTGGTTCTTACTGCATCGAGAATAGCGTCTGCAGCATTGTCATCCTGTATTAAGCTATTCTGTCCGGATCGTGCGATTCTGTGTGAAATCTGGCGAATCTGGTTGATGTACTCACCTTCCATGTTTCTGTACTCATCCTGATTCATGGTACGAAGCATGCCTTCATTCTGATGCATTTCAGCTACAGAGCTGAAGTCCTTTACCGCTTCCTCACGGACTGCAGATATTCCGCCAAACGTACCGACAGCCTTCGCACCTGCTTCATTCATGGCACGGACAATGTTTTCAAGCGTTACAGCATAGTGCATCTGCCTGAAACTCTTGCGGGTTCCGGATGCTGTGAACGGATCTTTCCCGTTGTAAATTCCTTCATCCCGGATAAGGCCGTCATAAGTTTCGCGAAGCCATGCGTCATATCCTTCCGGATCCACCTTGCTGTCGATCTGCTTCTCAATCGCAGCCGTGTCTCTTTCATTCTCTGTGTGAGACTCGTTTCCGTTGTTGTAGTAGTCGATTGCGTTTGTGATGTCGTCGATGATATTGTGTGCGAAGAATGCCTTCTCATTGGCTCTCTTCACACGGCCTGTCCATCTCTTCTTCTGATCCTCCGGGACTGTCTCCGCGTATGCTTCATATGCCTGTTGGATCTGGCCTCCGTACTTCTGCAGCATATCGCGTGCTGAAAGTACGCTGCGATCTTTCAGAAATTCATCCTCGACCGGAGCAATTGCCTCTTCCATCTTGTCAAAGCGATTCGCCTTTTCATCGTCATACTTCCTGACTTCCTTCTGGTGCACCTGATCTTCGATGGTCTCGCCCTTTGATGCAAGATAAGCAGCCTTCATGCCGTAATTGTCTTTGGCTTTTTCGACAACAGCATCCACCCCGCCTTTCTCTGCCGTAGAGTTCATACCCGGAGTATTGAATCTCTTCGCTTCCGCTCTCAGATATTCCGGCACTTTCCCCTTCATCGCATCATCAACAGAGTGCATTACGCTGTAGTACTTATCTTCATTGACATCGTATTCAATGCCCGGGAAGGTAGGCGTCCATGCATCACCGCCATACACCTTGTTTGCCTTGGATCGTTCCGGATCGATCGTATCACGGTTGAAGATTACAGAAACATCACCATACCTTGTGTGCTGCATAGCACTCCGGATGATTGCAATCGAAGGCGACGGGAATCCGCCCATGTTGATATCCTTCATAAGCTGATCCATCGTGAGGTTGTGGACAGCAATGAAGTCCTCAGTCTTCTCGATCTTCTCGTCTCCGGTCAGATCCCTTTTCTCCTTGGTATCGGCAATCTCATCCTGCACTTCCTGAATCTGTTTGCTCATCCGCTTGGTATCAGAGTCAACATTGACAGAATTGCCCTCCCCGTTGCCTTTGATTAACCGCCGAGCTATACTATAAACAGATGAGGATGAATCGTTGACGGGTAGCGACCTATTAGGCCGTCCGTTCTTGAACAACGATTCGTCCTCGTTTATTATGAAAGCCTCGTGGAAGTAAAATTTTTGCACGTCTGTATTGCTTCTGTTAATCGCAACCATTTCAACAGCATTCTCAAAATTCCCTGCTTCATTTTGTATCCTTATAGGTGCTGCAAGAAGGAGAGAATCGTATCCGCGTTGTTTTCTGTTCTTCTGGTAATCGACAATCACGCCTTTTTTTATGGTCTCTGGAACAGCATAGAATGCCATTGCTTTCATCCGCCCAACGCCATGCGCTATATCAGATTTAATTCCAGCTACAATATCAACATCCCCAATTACATTTCCATAAACGATGCCGTTGTTACTGTTTTCGAGAAAATACTCTTTAACCTGTTCCGATAATTTCTTCTCTCCTCTCTCGAATGCATTATTCGGGACATCGATAACAGGCTTCATGTCTCCGAAATTCCGAATGTTATCCTCGATGTCATCATTGATTGTGTCTGGGAGCACTTCTATTGATTTCCGTTTGGCCGATTCATCGGTCGCAACGTCCTGCTGACTCTGAGCCTTTGCTTCTGAATAGCTCTTTTCTGCATTCGCAATCGACTTGACGATTGCGTCCTGCAGCTCTTCGTAATTCTGCAGATTTGCTTCCGCCATCTTTCTCTGATAAGAGTTCGGGTTCAGATCTGACAGGAAGTTCTTGATGGACTCCACCATGTGTCCAACCCAGTCGGCCAGTTTCTGCTTGATACTCTTTGCTTCCTTGTAGCCATGGTTCTGATCAATCTGATCCATCAGCTTGTTCATTCCTTTTTCGTTGCCAAGGAACTGATAGATGAGATCATTCGCCATTTCCTTATCTACATCAGCATCCGTTTTTCCCTCTTCTCCAAGGTATGCATTCACATACTTCTGCCGGATATTATTGAATGCTCTTGTTCCGAGAACGTCCTGCGAAGTTTTCATGATGTCACTCACGACTCCGGCATATTCCTTCTGATTCCAGACAGAGGCAAACTCGCCTACTTCATGGAAAAGAGTAGACGCTGCGTTTTCCGCACGTTCGGAGTTGATGTAGATCGTAGAGTTCCCGGACTTATAGTATCCATTCTCACCTTCACGGAAATTCTGATCTGTGAGCACAACATTTAAGCCTGTCATTTTTGCCACTGCCTGCATGACAGACGCTCCGCTGAATGCTTCGCTGGTATTGGATCTTGCATCTGTAAATGTGCCTGTGCCGAAGGTTTTCACACCTGTCTTTTCAGACATGGAACGCGCAACCTCCTTCACAGCATCATTAACCGACACCTGCAGACCGGCTGCATACGCCTTTTTGGCAAGATCTTCGCCTACAATAGACACCGAAGATCCGGCCTTCTTGAGGTAGTTTTCATAAGACATGCCGGTTCTGCCTGCGTTGATTGCAGAGGACATCACGTCATTGTACGCGGACGCATTCATGCCATCCTTATAGTTGGCCTCAATGATGGCCCTTGCACCGTCTGTAATCTGCTTGGCTGCTGTTCTCTTTACGGAATCCCTTGCTTCGAGCGTCTGCCGTGCACGATCCTCAATGGCCCGTTTCTGTCCGTCGTTGTAGGCGATCTTTACAGCTGCAGGCACGTTCTCACTGATCTCCTGTCCGGAGTATCCTGCCGCATAAGCATCCTCTGTGGAGATCTTCGCAGATTCAATTTCTTCTGCAGAAATACCACGCTTCTGAAGCATGCCGGATACGATCTGAAGATCGCTATCCGCATGCTCTCTTGTCTCTTCATTGGTGGAGTGAACTGCCTCCTGATATGCGTTCCGGAGCTCCTCACCGTTCTGAGCTGCCGCCATCTTTGCATACGCATCATTCGGTGCGATGTCAGTGGACTGTGTGCGATGCTCCTCTGGGACGTTCTGCGGCTCCACCGTTGCAGTTTTCTGCGTGTCCGCAGATTCTGTCGTGTTCGTCTGTTCCGCCGCCTGCTGGCCCTCTGTGGCCTCATTTCGACCAAAGAAACTGCTTACCTTATTCTTAATTCCTTCAATCTTATCCTTCCGGTTTTCCTTTTCTTCTGATTCAGCGGCAGCCTCCATCTCCGTGTTCTGCATGTCCTGATAATATTCATAGAGCTCTCGCTTCTGCCTTGGCGTTGCATTATCTTCCTGCGCCATTTTTTCAGCAAGACTCTTTGCCATTTCTGCAGACTGCGCCGTAGAAGCATTCTTGTAATGCGTCGGGTCCGTGTCCAGTCCCTCCGCCCACTGCGCATAGTCTTCCTTCGTATACCCGTCAAACATGGTTTTCGAATTATATGCATCGTTTGCATATCCTGATGCAGTAGCAATACCGGCTCCCATTGCACCGGACAGAGCACCGGTTACAAAAGAATTTGCGGTATCCGAAAGAGTATCCTTAGTTGCCTGTCTCTTCGCATTTTCGGCAGACATACCCTGCTTCATGTAATCGCGAACAGACTGGTTGTATTCGGAATTCTTCCCATTAAGTGCAGCATCAATAAAGTTGTCTGCGATATCTCCGACAACTTCTTCTGTTCCTTCAATTCCAGAGCTTACAAGGAAATCAATAATCTTCTTTCTCGCAGTCGCATTGTGATTTTTAAAGATATCCCAGAACTTATCTGCAGATGCAATCTCCGTTGCGACTTCCACGCCTGCACTTGCAAGAGCGTTCGCCATCGCTTTCCCCTGCGACTGATTTTTATCTGCCACATTCTGGCTGATGGACGATGCGTAAGCATTTGCGCCAAACGGAGCAAGTGAAAGAGCGCTTCTTGCTACTCTTGCCCCGAGACCGGTTCCGTTCACTGCTCCTCCGAGTGTTCCGGTCTCTGCAGATTCTGCTGTTGACATTCCGGCACCATAAAGAGTGCCGAGGACCTTGCTTTTGTTGTTCAGTGCTTCCTGAGTGGTAGACTGGTAATCCGTAGTTGCATTCGATGCTCCGAAGGCCACAGAATTTACGTTCATCGGGGACTTCTTATCCCGATATCCGCCGCCGTAATACTTTGCGGTTTCTCCGATTGCTCCGATTCCTGCATACGGGTTCAGGGTAAGCGCAGTTGCCGTGTTTTTGATCCCGCCGAGAATATTCTTTGCCGTGCTGTCCTGATGCACATTGTTGTAAGCTTCCTGCTTCTGTTGCTGCCGGTTGCTATAATCATCGAGTTCCTGCCCGTAATAGACGAGATCATCGATATCATTGTCGTTCAGCCCATACTTCTTCTTGACTGACTCACGGAAGGAGTCCGCATCCTTCTGCGCCTGCTCTCCGAAATCGGTCTGAATATTGCTGGCAGACTCTGCAAGGCCGGAGCTTCTCTGCATCTTCGCCTCAGATACCATCGAGTTGTACCTGCTGATATCTGCTCTGAGAGAGTCGCTGTTGTTCTTCCCCTTGGTTTTGAACATGTTCTCTGCATAATCGAGTTCCTGAGAATATGTCCGCTTTCCACTCTTGCTTGCCTCTTCCTCAGCCTCTTTTTCAGCCTGTTCCTGATCATTCATCCCCTGCCACGTGCTGTATGTGGCATCATCAACTCCATATTTTTTCTTGAACTGGTCAGCAAGATTCTGCGCTTCCTGCTGATTCTGCTTTGTCTTACCGGTGATTCCGTTCAGAATTCCGCCCGTGCTCTGTGTTTCCCCGATCTGAGAGAGCTCCTTCTTCTGTTCATCAGTGATTCCGGAATATGAATCCTGTGCAGCAAGAGCCTGCTGAGCACGATACGCCTTATACCCTGCCATCAGGTTCTTATATGCCTCATCGTCCACAGAGTTGTCCTTCTTGAACTGGTTTGCCATATAATCGGATGTTGTATAGCCGCTGTATCGATCTCCTCCAGACGGAGTCATAGACTGTGCTGTGTAAATATTCTCAAGTGCCGACTTTTGTGCAGTGCTTGCATTGCGATACATGTTGGATGCATCGATATCGCCCTGAGTGAACCCGTCCTGCAGGAGCCGGTTATTCCGCTGTTCCTCCATTTCTCTCTGATACTGCAGATATTTCTGCTGTGCCTGCAGGTTTTTCATGGCCTCACGACCAGCAATTGCGGCGGCATCTGGACCGTTCTGCGCAATATCGGCATATCTCTGATTTACCTGTGCAGCACGAATAGACTGCTCCTCCTCAGAAGGAACAGCCCACGGCTCATAAGTAAAGCTTTCGCCTTCTTTTTTTCTGCGCTTTTCAATGTCGTCCATCGCCGAATTGATTGCTTTAAATGCTCTTGTTGCTGCCGAATATGCCATACTATTCTCCTATTTATTCTCCGAATATTTCTTCACAAGGTTCTGGAAGGTCGTTGTGTCAGTCTTGATTCCATTTCTGTTGGCAAGGCTTGCAAGCTCATACGAGTTCTTGTTCGTTGCGGCCCATCTTGCGAGAGTGTCAAACTGCTGATCACGGTCCATTTCGCTGAATCTGTCCAAATCATTCGTAGACAGGTGATTGCCATCCGCAGACGTTGCTCCGTAATTTGATCTCACCGTTGAACTGTATGTGTTCTTGGCAGGAGTTGCGACCTTCGCGGACGATCCCGATCCGCCGTCAGAAGAGGAGTTGGTGGAACTGTTTGTTTTGCTCCACCCGGTCGCGTTGCTCCAGTTGTTCGAGACGCTGTTGTTCGCAGTCGCACTGTTCGACAGGCTGTTCGCCCAGTTCTTGCTGTCTGTGTGGCTGTTGGTGTCGCTCCAGCTCTTCGTGTCGGTCGAACTGTGGCTCCAGTTCTTGCTGTCCGTCTGGCTCTTGTTCCATCCCTGCTGCTGGCTGTTCGCCCAGTTCGTGCTGCCGGTATTGGATGCGTTGGACTGCTCTGCGTTCTTCTCGTTCCAATACTCCTGATTCCAGTAGTTCCGGTCGCTCTGGTACTTGTTGTAGTCAAAATTCCGCTCGGTATCATAAGCAGACTGGTCAAAGCTACGGTCTTGCTGCCAGTCAGAGACATTGTTCCGGTACTGCTGATACTCGTTGTTGTAGGCAGTATTCGTGAGGTTGTATTTGTCCTTGAGATCCTCGCCCTCTGCTTTCCATTCCTGATATGCCTGATTACGGAGCTCCGGGATCACGTTATTAAGCTGCTGCAGGTAGCTCTGGTACTGCTGCTGAGCTGCTGTCTGAGCATAGGAAGACCCGTACCCGCCGGTCAGCTTTGCAGCCTGCCCCATCGTGTCCTGCATCGCAGTCCTTCCCTGCTGTCTATACTGGTCACGATACATTCGGTACATCGGATCCTCGTTGAAGTTGTACTTGAAGGGATCTCGCCCCATGAGGGAGTTGTACAGATTCTCCAGCTTGTCCTGATAGGATGACTGGAAAGGCCCCGGCTTGTTATTCAGCGTATTCTGGAGCCGGTCATACGTCTGCTGTACCTGTGGGGACTGCTGCCATTCCTTTGAATACTTGTCGCGATTTGCCAATGTGTTCTTGTCAACTGTTCCGGAAGCCCAGGATTTTCCCGCAGTGCTGGAATTTGATCCGCCCTGCGTCTGGCTTGTGGATCCACTCTCCCCGTAGGTTTCAGAGTGGGACCCGCCGACCGTACTCGTTTCGGAGTGGGATCCTCCTTCCGTATGTGATGTGGTATTGGAAGAGCTTCCGCCCCAAGACTGGCCGGAGCTGCTGGTCTGCGAAGTGCTTGCGGACTGGCTCCCGCCGTTTGTGCTCGACCCGGAAGTAGTAGAAGAATTAGTTTTGCTATTACTTTTCGCCATTGTTTTCTCCTTGAAAATAAAGACAATTCCTTAGTTCATTGTGGAGAAATGAGGGCGTAAAAAATAGGGCACCCTCTTTCGAGAGGCCCTATCCTGTATCGCGTTAATTCTACCATTTGAATGTGTATCCACCAGTAACCTGACCGTTCCCATCTCCGCAATACTGACTTCCCATATAGTCGTCGATCCCGCCGGTCGTCCGACGAAGTGTAATGGTACCTCCATCGTAAGCAGCCTGAAAAAACTCTGTTTTTGATCCATGTGTTGTGAGATTGTAAGCACCCGGATCTGCCTGCACTGCTTTTGTTCCTTCGCTGAATTTCGACTCACCAAACGCAGTATACTGTGCTTCCGAATACATGCCGTACCCGTTTGGATTTGCTTTGACATCCTCACGACCCTGCAAGCGCCCTGCGTTGTAGGCTCCGCTCTGGTCTACGATTGCTTCCGTGTAATACCCGTCTGCAATGTCGTAGTTCTCCTGCCCGGCACCGCCGTTCGTTGTGATCGATACTGTTGCAGGAATCTTAATAGATGCAACGCCATCATTGAACTTGTTCTGCGCCAACACCTCAATCGCTGCAGCAATGCCCGCCGGTGAGTTCTCTTCCGGTGTGACACCCAAGCTCTTCAGCTTGTTCACCAGTGTGTCAACACCATCCTGAAAAGACCGCTGCATGGTCTCGATCTGCTTGTCCAATGTCGTAGCATTATCGGACATGTAGACGGCCTCTGCCTTGGTGATCGGATAGACCTTGTTGCCATCCTTGTCAGTCAAATCTTGTATATAAGCTTTTATTGTTTCTGGCATATTTCCCTCCTTAAATCCCCGGCTATTGCCGGGGATGATTACTAATCTTTAATTTTCATTGCGAACACTGAAACATGACCAGTAATCTCAGTTCCACATCTATAAAATGGCATTTTGATTCTCCTTATCATTTAGGAACAGCACGAAGAATAAAAAAAGATGGAGTGTTATATGACAGTTGCAGTTTAAAAGTATGTTCGCCAGGTTCAAGATTATCAATTTCTCTACGGGTATGAGATTTAACCATTGATCCTTCGTTAAATATTGAACCGTCGAGGTATACCTGATATATTGATCTGTTCTCTGAATCAGCAAAAAATTCAATATATGATTGTTTTTTTAAATCAAACTTTACGGTTGCTGTCCCCGGATTTGCATTCCATTCAAAATGGTAATTTAGTATGTCAAAAACATCTCCTTGTGGCGTCCCTAATAGTTGCATTACTTCTTGACTATTTTTAACGGTACGTATCAGTTCTGCAAATTGTTCAGTTGCTCTTTCCCCCCCAACACGACACGGATAGAAGCTCATTATGCCAGCTCCTCTCCGAACAGCAGAAGATACTGCTCTCTTACTGCATCACGATACTGCTCATCTACATCATCAATGGTCTTAGCCCCACGATAGATGCACCTTGCCAAAATACGTGTTTTTGCTTTGCTCATGCTAGTCCCTCCTTATGCGATCAGATCAGCCATAGCGTCCTCAAGGTCGCTTACTCTCTGCTCCAGAACTTCCTTTTCTGTCAGGTCTCTGACTGTAAAGCGTGCCACGATCTTACCGTCCGTGCCAAGCTCTACCTGAGCACCCGTATATACAACTCCGGTGATAAGCTCACCATCAAAAGTGCCACCGATGAGGTTGTCCGCTACTTCGAACTGGGCCTTGATCGCGTCCAACGCCGCGAAGGTTGTTGCATCAAAAACCAAAGTGTTGATGGTAGAAGTGTCACGAAAATCGAAAGCTCTTCCATTCTTGAATACAAGTTTCTTCATGTTTTTCTCCTTTGTTAATTGATAACAGTAATACACACATCAAAGGCAGAACTCTGAGCACTAAACGTTACTGTGCATGTGCCTGCCGAGCTTTCCATGTTTTCTGGCGAAATTCCATAAAGCGTTGCATGCGGCGTTATCAAAGAATTTTCTGTAATGCTTGCATCATTGAAAGTCAGCGTCCCTCCGGCCGCAGTGAGTGACTGCGCAGGAAGAACTTTTGGTATGCCGCCAAGTTTCCCCTCAAGCGCTGTAAGCAATGCGCTGATCACTTTGTTCTGCAGAGGATTAGTACTCGTTGTGGAAAGCTCTGAGTCAACAATCGTTTTATTAGCTCCACTTTCAATCCCGTCGAGTTTGTCATTGATCGTAGTGATCTGCGCATCGATAACTTTATTCTGGACTGGATTCGTGCTGGTCGAAGATAAAGCAGTATAGACGATCGTCTTATTTGCCCCGGCGTCTATTCCATCAAGCTTTTCGTTGATCTTGGCAATGGCTTCATGGACCACCTTATTCTGGACTGGATTTACGCTGGACGATGACAGCGCAGCATCTACTACAGTCTTGTTGGCCCCTTCTTCAATCCCATCAAGCTTGTTCTTGTCGTCAGACGACAGCAAGCCATTTGCTGATGAGCTTGCCGTATCCGTTGACGGAACTCCAAGCTCCATTCTTGCATCCGCAGCCGTAGCTCCTCCGGTACCTCCATGTGCCACAGATAATGTTCCGGAGATCCCGACAGAAACATCTTTTGTTCCGTCGAAAGAATATCCTCCTTCAAGTTCGAGACTTGCAGTGATTTTCCTCCCCTGAGAAAGCTTGGACGCAGCCACAGCTGTACCTTCATAAGGAAGTGCACCGACCATCTCAGCAGTGTAGTCTCCGTCCTGAGGAGTGACCGCTCCGCTTCTTCCGTTCCACGAATTAACTCCTGCGGAAGACACGCTGTTTCTCGCTATCTCTGCCCAGTATTTCGCGTTGTTGGTGTCTGTGCCGATCTCCTCCGTACTCGATGGTCCGACTGCCCACGACTTGGCAACAGCTGCAGAAGAGGTGGCGTTTCCTTCTGATATATCAACGGATGCTTTCACGTTTGCAGCGTTATCAGCACTTTTTTTAGCACTCTTGGCAGACGAAATAGCGGACTCAGATTTTTCTGCCGCCAAGGAAGCAGACTGCTCTGCAGAAGCGTTTGCTTTCTCAGCACGGTCCGCATAGCTTGCAGACGTTTCCTTGTCCGCATCCAGATCCTCCTTCGTGGCCTTGATCGTATCAATGTACTGATCAATTTCTCTCTTTGTCTCAGATCCGGAGAAATCAAAACGCGCGACTTCTCCTCTCTTTCCGCGTCTTGCATAGATATCTATAATTGATTTGCTCATTTTGGTACCCCAATTGCAATTACTGATGTTTCCTTCAAAATATCACCCGGATAGATTCCGTTTCTGCCGACAGCTTCCGTTGATGTCGCTGTCTCGCTCTGAGCAGATGTTTTCTTGTACGCTATAAAGAAAGCATTCAGTTTGTCCGCCGTGTCTGCAATCCACGAATCCACCACAGCAAGATTCCGCCTGCTTGTATCTTTATTTAAGGTTGGCCGCTCAATGATAATATCCATTGTTTCGCTCCTCGCTCGTTGTCTCCAGAGTGATGGCCAGAGTGTAAATCCGCACTGCCCCATGCCCGATGAATTTCAGCCGGAAGTGGTCGCACTGCGGAGGGAACATTGCAAGGCTCTGGGACGATAAGGAATCATTTCCTCTCAGCGTTCCAGCATCTGTGTACACCTGATCGTCATAAGAGATCTGGACTTTAATCTCAGATCCGAATGGGATGTATGCCCGAAGCGTCAGCCGGTTGACCCTCTTGTGATCCGGATACTCGAATCCGATGTCTCCGGTTTCACACCACCATTCCACATACTGCTCATCCGGAATTCTGCTCTGGAAAATAATATTGTCGTTTGCTCCGATGCCGTAGATCCTCGTTCCGTCTGTCCCGTAGATCTGCCCGGACTCCGAAGCTGTGAACATGGTGTACTTCACGTTCGAATCATTCTTGTGCCAGATCCCCCGCTCCATGTCGTAGATCATGTTGACCGCATGGCCGAGATTGGTCTGCATGGACAAGTAGTACTTCCCGAGGCACCCGGAAGCCACTGCAGAGTAGAAGATCGTCCCCCTTGGGAATGCATCAGATATAGATGACGGAGTGCTGCCGTCGTACACGCAGATATCTGCAGCAGACTTGTAAACCAGATACTCGTTCACAATCGCAAGGGACTTCTCCGAGCCCTTCTGTACTCCTCTGCAGGTATGCGTAGATAACTGATACTCCGAAGGCGCCGCACCGAAGATCTTCATGATGCAGTTCTCTTTGAAGAACGTCGGATACCCCTGATAAGATACGCAGCCGGTCCATGCCCCCGGCTCCCCGACAGACAGAGCATATGAGTCAGTCGAGATCCCCTGATAGCAGTACCAGTTCTTGAAATCTCCAAGCTTGGACGCATAGATTTCATTGGTAGAGTTGCCCTTTGCATCCTCGCCGTAGTGGCAGCCCCACACGCGGTTGTTTGAGACACAGACCATATCGAGTGTCGGAATTTTTCGTTCAAAAGAAAGCGTCCAGATGGAGTCTGTCGTGACCGTTTTTGACACCTCCGGAAGGATTCCGTTGATGACGATGTAGTCATCCTCCATCTTCAGGATGACGGATCCCTCGTTGATGTCCGGAAGGTCCGAATTCATGTAGACCGCATCACCTTCTGAGAAGTGCTTGGTCAGCTCTCCGCCCGGTACGCTGATCTTGATGTAGTTGGTTGTGGCAGCCTCCCACGTAGAAAGATACCCTACATAGATGTAGAGTCCCTCTCTTCCGGATGCCGTGCACAGCCAGTAGTCACCGGAGCTTGGATTCTTCGGAGCTTCCTTTCCGGCCGTAGCTGGAAGAGCTTCTCCGTCCGCATCTGTAATGCTGTAAGTGATCGTGATCCCAGAAGGTGCTTCATACTTGGAAGAGATTTTCCCCACATCATCCGGATTGCTCAGATTGACATAGACTCCTGCCGGGAAAGCAATGACATAAGCGCCGAAACGGATAAGCTGCTGCTCTGAGGTGTCATCCTCTTCGAAGTAATTCCCCAAGTCGAATTTCTTGCTGCCATAGTGCAGAACATGATTGCAGAGATAGGTGAGGTTGTTGCCCGTCAGCGTGATCCCGCGAATCGCCATGTTGTCGATCTGCTCGTACAGATCGGTTGCTACATCCGGAGTCTGGGCGGTCTTCGACTGCACATGTGATCCGTCTGCATTCGTATCCACCTTGTATTTTGCAGAAACGTGCTTCTTGATCACCTCGTAAAGCTTGTCCTCATATTTCACCCGGTCGCCCACCTCGTAGGTGTGAGAATCCGGATCCCACTTTGTAAAAAGTTCCACCAGAAGAGCCCGAGGCTTCCGAGGGGTGAGGAGCGGATATCCGTCCGAAGACAGATTTTCCTCGTCGTACATCTCCCCGGCGCCAATCCGATAGTTATGGTTATACCCAAGCCACGTGTCGATCATGGTCCTTGTGTTGTTGTCGTCTGCCTGCTGCGGTAAAAACATCAAAGCACCTCATGCCGAAGCATATGCTTCATTGGTCTGTCCGGTTGATGTGACCGGTTGTAAAACTGCTGGAAGGCAAGATATGCATTATTGAATGCTTCCGTTGCCACGTTGTAGCGCCGAGAGTCGTTGTTGTTGTACGCGATCCGCTGGTCCAGATAATAGAAATAAACATCTGTGTACGGATCCGGAATGGCAAGCTCAGAGTCCAGCGTGAACTCTTCGTCTTCCATCTCGTTCGTAATATGCAGCGTCCCGTCATCGTCTACATACATCCAGCTTGGGAGATGCAGACCGCCGTCACTGTCCACCCAGAGGCCTTCTCTCTTGATCTCAGAGTCCTTGTACCCGTCGTACTTGGAGAAGACTTCAACCTCTGCCTGCTTCTCGATCTTCCGAAGCCAGAGAAGTTTTAAATCATTCTGCACGGAGTTGGCTCTTTCTGCGTCATACTGCTGTATCAGCTCTGATACTGTCATTTCTTCCACCTAAAAACAGGGGGCAGGGGAAACCTGCTCCCTGCAAACATCTTTAAAGATTCTTGGATTTCTCTGCGAAGTCACTGGTCATCTTCTCGATGAACTCATCCGCCCGGTCCTGCTCCTCCTCGCTGTGCCGAAGTACCTCAGCGATAGGCTCCGGGACCTCCACCTCGACGCCTCGCTGGATCTTAAAGACCCTGCCGTTTACCGAAGCGATGACAAAGTTCTCTTCTCCTCGCGGAGCTTTCGGGAGCTTGACTGTGACCTTCTTATCCCACGGATCTCTTCCTGCTGTAGCCATAATGCCTCCTTATTAGTTCGCATCATCCGTCTTGGAGAAGAAGGAGCCGGTCTCTACGCGGACCATTCTCTCCTGATAGAGGATCTTTGCACCCTCGGAGCCCTTCCAGCCAACCGTAGATCTCTGGTCAAGAGGATCCGCCGTACCTGCAGAACCACGCTGCTTCACGATGACCTCAAGGTTCTCTGCGGACGGATCAATGATGCCGTATGCGTCCTTGCCGAGGAAAACAGCGCCGTATACGCAGGTGTCTGCTGCACAGCCGTCAGTAGTTCCCTTCCAGATCTTGGTCTCCGTGTTCTCGATGAAGCGGACACCGTGAAGCTTACCGATCTCTCCGTTGTAGATCTCGCCGGGCTGAGCGTACTTGTGTACGTCAAGCCAGTCAGAGGACTGACGGAGGTCATACGCCTGTGAAGGATGGATGATTGCTACGTAGTCGCCGTTGATCTTCGGAGCGTGCTGCTTCTTAAGGAAGGTCGCAGCCTGATTGACAAGCTCGGAGGTCAGTGTATCTGCTACTCCAAGCGTTGCTCTGGAGGTCTTGGCTCCTGCATAGATGACGTTCGTGCCGGTAATAACCTCGTTACGGATAACCGTGTCCATGGTGTCACCGGCCTGCGCTCCATGCTCCTCAGTAACCGCAGTGATGACCGGATCCACTGCCTCAAGCTCAAGACGATCAGAGATCGTGGTGTAGTCACCGTACTGGTTGATCTCACCCTCGATCTTGATCATGTCGACCTTGTTGCCATCCGGAGTTACACCCTCAGTCAGCGGAGTCATAGCCTTGGCGTAGGTCTTAAACTTGCGCCACTCGACTTTGTTGCCGCCATTCTTCGGGAGAGACTGTTTCTGGCCAAACTGCGCGAAGTAGTGCTCGTTTCTGGCATTCTGCAGTAGAGACGTCCTATAGAACGTCTTCATAGTCGGGGACAGGTTGTTCCCGGTGGTTGCTGCAGTGGTTACGTTGGTGTTCGGGTTCGGATCTGCAAACATCTGCAGATCAAAGCGGATCACAAAATCCTTGACGATGATGTCGTTTTTCGTTCTCATTTCTTTCCTTCCTAGAACGTAATCCTTTCGCCAGATTGCGCCCTCATCTTGATATCCTCAATCTGCTTCAGGGTAAGCTTGGAAGGATCTACACCGGTTGCTGCGCCTGCCTGCTGACCACCGGCTCCGTTCTCTGCGGGCCGTTTCATGCCGGACTGGATGGCGTTGCTCATCTTCTGCTGTGTACGCTTCACAGCGTATCCCATGGCTCCGCTCATAATCTCGTCTCTGTGGACAGCTTCGTAGGCAATCTGCAGCGCATTCTGAAAACCGGATGACTGTAGTGTGGCTACCATGTGCCCGAACTGAGCATCTCCCATCTCTGTGTCCAGATCGAAATCCGGATACATCTGCTTGAGCTGCTCGCCCTGCGCCTGAATAGCGTCCCACTCTCTCTGCTGCTCTGCCTGCTGAGCCTGCGACTTGTAGTAGGCGTTCTGCCTCTCCATGTCGTGCATGTGCCGAAGGTCTTCGATTGACATGCCTCTGTCAAAAGCTTCCTTCTGCAATGCCTGATCATCGTTCATCACCGCCCTTGTCAGGGCATCGATGGGAATTCCACCGTCTTCAGCAGGTGCGATCCCGTACCTCTTGGCGAGAGCCTGCACCATCGGATCGATGGCGTTGACCTTGCCCTGCAGGTCCGACTGATTGCGGAACCTCTTATTTACGGCATCGCGTACAGACTTGCTGTACTCCTTCTTGTACTTACCTTTGATCAGCGAGTCCCATGACTCTTCCGGAGGCTGACCCTCTCCGTCTGCAGATGCGGTCTGCTGTGCTTCGGCTCCTGTCGGATCCTGTGCACCCGTGTCGGCAGTGACGACTGCGGAAGTATCCGCTACAGCTGCTGTTTCGCCTCCGCCATCTTCTGCGAAAAGCTGAAGACGGAAGGCATGTAACATATAGGGCATATTGCTCCTTTCATCATCTGCGGTAGGTCGCGACCCTTATACGCTTATACTTTCACATTTCGCTTCGATAAAATAGGGCACCCTGCCTCTGCAATAGACACATACTTCGGAAAGGCCTCTTGCACGCCACGAAAGCCTGTCAGTATGGTCTGGAAAGCCTTCACGGCTTCCGCTCCCATGCCACGCACCCATGCAGAGCCGGACTCCAGATTGAAGTCATACCGGTCTGTCACAGATGGCATCCTTGCCGCAAGTGTCTGGATGAGAGTAGACAAGGATGCGCAGACAATGTCATTTCCATAGCCTGCGTATCCTGCATGCCCGTCTAGGCGGACTTCAAAAGCGTCTTCAGTTCTGTAATATGTGATCTTTGTCATGACGGATTCGTGGTCTGAGCGGTCTGCTCTCTTGCGTTTTTCGTGATTGCAGACTCATCTGCTGTGCTTGTAGGCATCTTGGTTGTCCCGTGTGGGGTCCCTTCCTGCGCATTCAGGTTCTGGTTGATTTGATCGGACATCTGGCCGGACATGTTGTACTGTCCACCGGAGAGCTGATCAATCATCTCAGAGAGCTGGAGCATCTGCTGCTGCATCTGGAGCATTTGCTGGTACATGCCGCCGTTCTGCTGTACCTTCTGCAGCACGGATTGCTTTCCCTGAAAGTCCATCATCTCAAGGCAGGCAGATACCTGATCCGCGTACTGAGGGTTAAAGAAGCCTGCGTTGTAGAACTGCATTGCAAGCTCGTTCTGTGAGAGCCTGCTGTAGGAAGAGGATTTCTCTGCTTCTACCTTCACGTCGAAGGCAGGAACCCGGTATCCCATGTCGATTCCAAATTCTGTGCCCTGATCCTGCGGCTGAAGCCCGGCGTTCGAGTACTGGACAAATTCCTGTTCCCCCTGCTCTCCCGTGATCCGGAACTGCCTCGGCATAGAGTAGAACTGCCTGATCAGTTCAATCACCATGGTCACGATTTCCTTGTGCGCATCGAAGGTTGTGTTGATCTGGTCTCTTGAAGTCTTTCCGGAGCTCTCTTGCATTGCTGCAATCGCGGATGCTGCAGTCACGCCGCTCTGAGTGCCTCCGTTGTTGGCATCGCGGTTTCCGGCGGTCTCCTTCATCTCGTTGATCTTGTTCTCAAGGATTGAGATATAATTGCTGTTCACCATCGTGGGTACATTGATCGGCTGTATGGAGTCCTGCCCCATGTTGCGGTCCACGTGGACAATAAGCTTGTTCGGATCGGCAAATTCCTCTTCGTTGACTCCGCCGTCATTGCGGACGAGGTACCGGGGAGAGCAGACATGCTGTGCGTTCTTCTCGAAGGCGTTGTTGAAAATATCGATGGAAGCCTGCGCATTCTTGCAGACATCGATGAAGCCGAATCCCACCGGCATTCCTGCCTCCGGGAAAAGCACATCGAATACAAAGGGATATTTCCCATGATCGTACAGACCACGTTCTGCCATGCTTGGACCGGTGACCACATTGACCACCTGTGTGACAGGGAGTCCTGTCTGCGGATCCAGAAGAGCGTTCCCGTTCTCATCAAATACAGGCTGCTCCTGCGGCTCCGTAGGCGGGTCCACATCATTTTCTGTCGCATAAAGTACTGTGTCGCCAACAAACTTACAGTACTGCAGCGTCATCTTACCGTTCACCGGCCTTTTGTAGTACCAGTCGATGACCGCAGTCTTTCCGGTCGTGTCGATCGTCTCGTCGTACATGTACTTTTTGAGGATCGTGTCACTGGAGGCAGAGAGCTGCTCCGCGACCTGCGGGTAGGCCTGCTTCAGCGTGTCGTTGTCCACAAGCTCCACCGTAAAGATGTTCTTGCTCTTCTGGATGTCCTTTATGCCCGGCTCCCAGAAGATCGAGAGCAAATCAACGTTTTCGATAGAGATGTCCCCGAGGCCGTTAAGCTTGCTCTGGTCCCAGTAGACACCAAAGCATCCGGTGCCATTTTTAAGCTTGTACCATACTTCATCCGAGTAGACTTTACGGTATCCGATCTGATCCATCACTACGGGGATGATGGAAGACAAGCGCTGTGCTTCCTCTACGTCCCCCGGCTCTCTTGGCAGGATGTCGCTGTCCGGAAAATTGTCCATAAAATCCGCATGCTTGCTGATGACCGTATTGAAGAGCCACCCAGACGCAGGCTTCGGATCATCCATCGTCTCTTCCGTCTGCATCAGGTCCCAGTGACGCATCTTCCACCACTTTTCGTTGCGCGTGATCTTGTCTTCGAGGCGCTGCTTGCCCTGCTTGTACTTCCGGAGCACCTCGTATGCATTGCGGACCTGCTCCTTGCCAATCGGCTGTACCGGCTGCACGGGCCCCTCCGGCTGCTGTGTGATGTCAATGATATCTGCCATGCTCTTCTCCTATCCGTGCGGGATGAATTTCGCCCGCTGCTTCTTTATCCTCTGGTTGAGAGGATCATCCTTGATCTCAACCTTTACTTCCTTGCGTTGCGGCTTGATCGGCCTGCTCATACACTCGTACCGTACCTCATCGGCCACATGGTCCTCCTGTGTAGTGTCGATGTCCTCTACCTTGTGCTCATCGTAGACAAGCAAAGGGATCGTCCGTATAAAAGCCTTACAGTTTGAGAAAATGTACATCATGGGGATGCCGTTATCATCAAATGCCAAACGATAATGCACTTGCATCCACCCGGCGATGCGCTC